CAGCTCAGGGTAACCTGGGCATGCGATTAGATTGAAGCGGTTGCCTTCGTTACGGATGTCAGTGTTGGTAGCAACTACTGATTGCAGTGCGCGTACTACTGCGCGGCGCTGTGCCTTGCGCAACATGTAAGGTGAACCATCAGCCTTGTTGCCTGAGTAATCAACCCAACGGTTGTTCACGCTGTCCCACTGCTTGACGTTACCACCACTACCACGCTTGTTCCAAACCAAAATGCCGTATGGGAACAATGTAACTTGTGGTGCGTCATCATCCAGTGTTGCTCCGCTGTTTGCGCGTACATCAGCAAACACCATGCCGTCGGCAGTCTCACCATCAGTTGTGTCTACTTGTACCCATGCTGTTCCGCTGTACTTGAACACCTGTGGGTAATTCTCCAGATCAGCTGAGCTAATCCAAAGGTCACCCACCTGAAGTGGTGTACCATCACTTTGTGTTGAAGGCTCACTTGCTGCAACGTTGATGTCACCAAAGTAAGTTTCCCAAGTACCGTTGTTATTGTACAAGATATCAATGTTGTCGTTAGATACTAGTGAATCGTACCACAATGCACCTTCCGCAACACCACCAAACAACTCAGTTGCACTAGCTTGGTAGCTAAGTTCTTCAAAGTTGCTCAACGTCACAGGATCAGTGTCACTTGTCTCGTTACCAATGAAAACAGATCCAGGCCCAAAGCCAACAATTTCAGCTGGCTCAAAGTACACATTGCGCCCATTGCGGCTCACAATCTCTATTGATGTGCCGTTTGTACGAACCACCAAGTCAGATGCTTCAGCTAGAGGATCTGCTGCTCCAAGCGATGCTGAAAACTGGTCCAGGAAGTTGCTGTATGTTACGTTGCTGCCTGGTCCAGAGTCAGATACTATAATGTCAAAAATAGCTGCGTTGCCGTTCTCCACATTGTTGTCGTTCACAATAACACGCAGAGCTACGTTAGATCCGTTTAGCAGAACCAGTTCTGGAATTTCCTGATCCAGTATCTCAGAGGAATAAGTTGCAACAACAAGCTCGTCTTGTCCATTGTGACGCTTGATTTGAATAACAGCTCTATCTGATTCGAAGTCAGCCCACAGGTCGCCCTGTGTTACTCCGCCTGCTGCTGTATACACTGCATACGCCTCAAAAGAGAACTCACGGTTAACCACTGTTTCTGTAACAAATTGTCCTGCTACACTGTCATAAACTTTTACTTCCAGCACTGTACCGTTATTGGGTGCTGTGGTTTGTAGCATTACATCACCGCTTGCCAAAGAGCTGCTATCTGAACGGCTAATTGGCAGAGCTGTGTGGGGAGCTACTTGGAAATCGGCACTAGCTTTGTTAGCTATCCAATCGCTGCTGCCCACCACGAACCATACGTTGTTAATTTTTTCCCAGATCACAATCTGGTCCAATGTGGTACCATCTGGGTCGGCTACTACTGCTGCAAAACTACCTTCTACTCCAGCACTAGGACGTGGACGAACAGTGTCAGGCCCAGTGCGTTGTGTCTGCAAAGGATCCAAAATGCTCACTGGCTGTGCTACCCAGTTGGTGCCGTCCCACTCTTTGATGCCCAGTACACTTTGAGCAGTGTCTAGCCAATATGTGCCGTCTGCTGGTGCGCTGTTAGGAGGTGTAAAGCTTCCTTCCAGCTGATCCAGATCAATGTCTGCACGTAGAACGTATGCACGGTTGGCAATGCCCAGGTAGCTAAACGCTGCCTGCAAACCATACTCGTTCAATTCGTTTCCGTGTAGCGGGGTTCCGCCTGATGTTTTAAAGTCTGGATTGCCGTAACCGCCCAGCAACTGACGCTGACTTGTGATTAGCTTGACTTCACCAGCTTGTGCTGCTGTGGTAAATTCTGCTAAACCAAGTCCGTCAGGGCTAGATTTGTCTTGTGCGGTGGCAATGATGATTAGAGGTACTGTGCCAGGACCCCCTCCGGCTGTAAAGCTCTCGTCAGTGACGGTAACCTGTACGCCTGGTGATACTAATTCTGCCATGTTGTTCTCCCGATATATGTTTATGGATACTGGTATTTATACAAAACGGGAGAAAAACGTATTAAACGGATTTAGTGCACATCAGGATCGTACGGTTTCGATAAATAGACCCTCAAACCATGCGAAGCTTGGTTTGGGCAAACTCGTTCATCATGGATAGCACAGCGTGGTTGAGATCTTCCATGGAGCCATCATTTGTGATGATCTTGTCCACAGGATAGCCAGCCCAGTCCCACTCGGAACGATGTACATCAGCGTGGCGTGTTTCCATGATGCGCTCTGCTAGCACATTGCCGCCTGTTGCGTCACATGCAGTCTGGTACCATTCAGGCAGTTTGCCACGTTGTACCCAAACCACTTTGCCACCCATGCGCTGTATGATTTTCAGCTCATTGCGAAAGCGGCAATCGCTTATGACTTTGTTGGCGTTGTGAGTTTTGTGGAAACGATATTCCAGACTGTTCAACCAGATGTCTTGATGGAAATGGTCGCGCATTATGTCAGTGCCCAACAATTGTAATGCCAGTCGAGGTGTAAAGTTGGCAATGTCCAGCTTGCGGCTCCAAAACATGTCAGGTGTTTCACGGAAACCTCTGCTTTCCATGGTGTCACCTTCCAGCAACTCTCTAGGCCACCCAAATACTGCTGCGCAAAGATCCTTCAAGGGTGCTGCAAAACTATCAGTCTGATAACCTTGCTTAACTAAAATGTCGGAAACGGTGCCTTTTCCTGAACCTATAAATCCAACTAAACCAATTACCATGTGTGTCCTCTCTGTTATTATCCGATGGTGAAACCCAAAGGGCTGTTTCCTTCCTCCATGTTACTTATAGACTCTAGCAAATCTTGCACCTCTTGCTGGCCTTCGGCCTTGAGTTGTTCACCATTTAGTGTGATTGCGCCGCCTGCTCCTGGCAATCCACTCTGATACTTGCTGCGGGCTTCACCCAACATCAGCTTGCATTGCGCTAATGCATAACTGGCTATCCAAAAGCTAGCGTACACATCCTTGAGCAGCACACATTCTGGAACATAGTTATAGCACATACACAGTATGTCTTCTTCTGCTCTGACGTTGCGCAACAGACGAAGAATTTTGCTGTTGTGATTCCATTGGAAGTCGTATTCACCACCAAATATTCTGCCGGCTGTTTCCTTCCACTGTGAGTAAAAGTCAAAAGTGCTCAGCCCACCTCCAGCACTGGCGCTCAACAGATAAGCATTAGCGTATGCTGCGTCAAAAGGATCGAAGTTTGTTCCAGTGCCGCTGTTGGTGCCTATGCCACGGCGATAAACGCGACGTATTTCCATGATTTCACTGGGAAGTTGATATTCAACCTGGTCAGGTTTGGTGCTGATAAACAGCACACTCTCTTCCACACTACCGCCACTGATCTGGCGGTATTTGCCGAACGCTTGCTTGATTGCTACATCATAGTGCTCACGATCCAGTTCAACATCAACAATGCCGTCTGCTAGTCGTAACTGAAGTTCTCGTATGAGGTCTTGCCGATCTTTATACCCAATGTCATCCATGCCGTTATTTATCAGAAAACCTTGAGCAATAGCGTGTGCTCGTTCAGTCGACCATTCATCTTGGTCTCTGAAGCATTGACTTCCTTGTACAGTTTGTCAATTTTGGTACGGGCCAACTTGTCGGCTCCCTTGAGCAATACCTCTGGCTTGCGGATGGTCTTCTGTGTACTAGTAGCAGCATCAAAACCCACAATGGTTGTGCCCTTTACACTGAGCTCCATGCCTTGCTCAGCTCTGTAAATGCCTAGCTTGCGGTTCTTGGTGTTGAACACCCACAGTGCGTTGGCGCCAATAATGCTCACGGGATTGATGCTAGCCAAACCCAGGCTGGACTCTGAATCCTTGAACTTGATCTTTTCCACTAACTTGGTCTTGTTGAGTGACTTCTTGACGCGAGGCTTGCGATGTGCCTTGGCTTCGTTTATCACCGTGTCCAGCGCCGCAAACAGAACATCATAAAACTTTTCCATCTGCTTGCGTTTGCGAGGCGTGTCCAGGTGTGCATAACCTTCTTTGATATCTTCATCCTTCCATGCCACAACTTCCAGAGCTTCCTGGTATCCCAGCTCAAACATGTCACGCAGAATCTTGGCGTGGGCGGCTTTGATATCCACCTCGTAAGATTTGATCATGTTGTAGGGCTCGAACTTCTCGGGCGTGAGAGTGCCATCAACAATCTGGTCCAGTGACCATTCCAGTTCACCTGCAAGTTCACCCACTTGCTCACGCATGCGGTCCTGAATACTCACAACAGGTGCCGCAGGCTTCTTGCTCTCAGCTTCTTTCTCAATCGCCTCAGCTTGCTCAATCTTGCGGGCCTTCTCCAAGAGTGAGTTGTAGTATTGCTCTACCTTGTCAGCTCGTTCTTGCGTGAGTATGCCACCTTTGTTGGCAATGTAAGTGTACTTGCCTATGGTGCTGAAGTGGTAGTCAGGCAGCTTCTTGAGCACACGACTGTCTTGCACACTAAAATTCTTGGCACAGTACTTGACAAACTCGCTAGCCAGAGTTTTGTCAGCAATCTCATAATGCAGATAGAACTCTGCTTCCCAAAACAATCGATCGTAGTCACGCTTGATGCCACCGCTGCGAATGGGTTTGGCTTCCGGATTGATCAATGCCCACTCTGGGCGGGCAAAGCCAGTGGCATTGCCCAAGTTCTTTTTCTTTACTGCCATTCAAATCTCCTTGTTATTATCCCAAGTAGCCATCACGATTGATCTGACCGCCCGTGCTGCGCAGCGTGTAAGTCATGCCGCGCATAATTTTACTGTGTCGCCCACTCTTGAGGTCAACAGTGGTACCGCATGTTGCGCGGTACGTGAACACTTTGCTGGGCTTACTAGGCTTACGAGGCGCAGTCTGCATCTGGTGACAACGGCTAGCCTGTTGACCAATCAGCATCATGATGCCTTTCCAGTATCTACCATGACCCTTGCCGTGGAGCTTGTAATGCTGGACCGCAATAATGTGCGCTGCTTCATGACCAGGCGTGTCATCAATAAAAGTTTGCCCGTTCAAGTCCAACAATGTCTGGCTCAGGGTGATGACAGGCTTCTCTACGCAGTAGTGGCGTCCCCAGGACCACTTGGCAGTGCCAGCAGTTCTGGTCATCTTGCTGCTGAACTCCACAACAGGTCTTTCAAACTCACAACCAAAATGTTCTTCAGCAATAGTAAACGCTTGTTCGATTTTGTCAAGACATTTTTGCTGCGCATCAGTATAGCCACGCCGCACACTAGCGGCCGCAGTCTTTACTTTGGGAACCACAGCCCCGTCAATAAAGCCTTTCTTGGCCAGGGCTGCTATCATGCCCTTGTCAATTCCAGCAGTATTGCCTTGTGAACGGATCTTGTCCAGTGCATCTTGCTGACGAGAAGTGAGGGATTGTGACATTTTCTTGCTCCGCTTTATTAACCTACATACTTAGTCTAGCAAAACGACCGGATATGTCAACTTTCAGTACTTATGTAAGTTGTTGATATTATTGGAGTTTTGAAAAAAGTTGAATCTTTTATGCGTTCTGGAGCTTTTTGAACCAGGCTTCCATGCGCTCTTCGGCTTCCATCTCCAGTCGATAAGCTCGCTCTTCCTGCTTGCGCTCTTGCTCTGCAAAGCGGCTCTTTTGCTCACGCCACTCTGCATCCAGACTACGCTGTGTCACGCTCTTAGCGAGCGTCTGAGCCTCTTCTGCTTCTTTCTGGGCACCTACACAAGCCCTATCAACAGGTGCTACAGCCACTCGAGCAGGTTTGCTAGCCTTGCGCTGCGCTTCTGCATCCAGCTGGCGCCAGTATTTGGCGATGCGCATGGTGCCCTTGGCGTTGGGCTTCATCCAGCGCTCAATCTGCCAGTCCAGCATGCTGCGATGCTTCAGGAAGTATTTGGCGCTGATACACCCGCTGTGAGCGTCTCCGCCTGTAAATCCCACCCCGTTATCCACGTTGGTGACACTAGCAGCTTTTTCGCCCTCAGTCTGGTTGTTGAAGATCACCACCAGTGCCCGGCCAATAAACTCAGCACGTTTCTCAGGGTTATTGGTCAGGAAGTTTTGGATGTACTCTTTTGTCACAATAGCCATTAGATTTTGCCCTCTTGTGTGACTGCCGCCATGTTTTGTAACGCCACGGTGGCTTCCATGCCAGCATCATCAAGTTCATTATTTTGAATATAACAAAGTGCTTCTTCCGCTATATTCAACTTGGCTTTCAGCGTATCTATCTGTTCTTTAGCGGCCATCAATTCTGTAACTTCTTCGTCGCTTAACCAGATACTCATCGTTATCTCCTTACGCTATATGTGCTGTTTCGGGGATGATGCTGAACTGGACGTAGCCATATTCTTCCGCCACTGCCCACTCCAGGGCTCGAATCTTGCCCTCAAACTGGCTGTATACAATGCTGTCCACGTCCCTGCAGAACGCCTCGCACTCGTTAGCGCCAAAGCCTGTAACAGTAACCACATCATCAATGTCGTCTACCTTGAGGTTCCCGTTACGCTTGACGCTGGGGAACTCCCTGGAAATCGCTCTTGCTACTTGGTGTGTTATCAACTGGGCCATTTCTGCTCCGCTTCTTTAACCTACACACATATGATAGCATAACGACCAGAAGTGTCAAGCCTGTAAGTGCTTGATTTAGTTGGAGTTATGAAAAAAGTTGGGCGGGCTATGTAGAAAGCCCGCTATGTAGAGGTGTTACGGGCTAATTATGACCCCGCGAGAGATTAAACTATCAATTATCTGCTGATAGTCGTTAGAGATTTCGGAAAAGTTTGCCTGACCGTATTCATAGCCTTGCGTTGCTGTTTCGACTACTGCACCCAAGCCTGTGGCATAAAGGTCTTCTGCGAGCACAAAACCGTCACGACTCACGTCAGATACAGCATCAAGCCCTTGACTGGCGATCCCAGTTGTCGCATCCAAACCAGCTTGATTGGATACCGCTAGTGCATCAAACCCTGCTTGTCCAAGATCAGCTATAGCGCCCACACTTACTGCGGTAGCCGCTGTGCTTTCAGCATATTGCTGCCCCAAGCCCAATACCATGGATTGGTTCCCCAGCTGGATGTTCTCCTGGCTTTGGAAGTTGGCCATTTGTACTCTGGCTGCATTATCGCTAGCATTCTTGGCTACATCTGCCTGTAGTGCAATACCAGCTACTGCCGCTACTGGTGCCGCTAGAATACGTCCCCAAGTTAACGACTCGGACTCTACATACTGTGGAGCCACAATACGATCTTGCGTCATGGCTATGGCCATGGTTGCTACTGCTGAGGTAGTGGGATCTTGACTTGCTGCCATTCCAGACAGTGCCAAGTATCGAGCTTCTTGCTGTCTGGCATTTGCCTCGGCAGCTTCGCCTATTGCTCTGTAGTAATTTTCTTGCGATGTGTTTGCACAGCCTGTCACAAACAGCAAAGCAAGGATACTGATTACCAATTTAATTTTCATGGTTTTCTCCTGTTAATATGCTTTGGACAATTACCGATAAATACTGGCATGCCACGTTTAAGTCTCTGGAATCCCATTAAATCAAACGATTTTTCGTTTATCGATCGCATTGTAGGCGAGCACATGTACGCCGGAGGCACGGGTGTCTTGGTTCATAGATACCTGGGTATCCAAGGTGGTATCAACTCACCTGACGGCGACTTAACGCAACCTACCAGTACACCAAGTGACTCCGAAGTATTTATCCAGGATCTACTATTTTTGGAAAACAGAGACCGCAAATACGATAAAACCATATACGAGTTGCGTGGGCAATACAATATCCAGGACGCAGATGCATATGATCTCACCCAGTTTGGTCTGTTCCTGCAAAGCGATACAGTTTTCATGAACTTTCACATCGAGAGCATGGTGGAAAGCTTGGGTCGAAAGCTTATGCCTGGTGACGTTCTAGAGCTACCGCACTTGCGCGACGACTTGCTGCTGGGCAGCGAGGATGCCATCAACCGCTTCTACGTGGTACAGGAAGGTGCTCGACCTAGCGAAGGATATGATCCCATGTGGTGGCCACACCTGTGGCGTGTCAAGCTAGGACCCATCAGCGACAGCCAAGAGTACAGAGACATCTTGGGTACTGGTGAGAATGAGGACGATCTCAGAAACTTCGTGAGCCAGTATGAGAAAGACATTCAGATTAACGATGCTGTGTTAGCGCAAGCTGAAAAAGACGTACAGTTTGATCCGCAATATCGCAAGAACGCACACCTGTACTTTGATCCCACAGTGCCAGACAAACCCACCTTGGGTTTTGACTACATGGGCGGCGGTGCTACACCCCCAAATGGTGAAATGGTATCAGGTAGTGGCGCAAGCTTCCCCACAGAGAATGTCCACGAAGGAGATTATTTTTTGAGGACTGATTTTATGCCCAACAGGCTGTTCCAGAAGCAAGGCAACTTGTGGAAACGTATATCAGATGATAACCGCAATGCTTGGGCAGCCGCAGACAAAGTACTCACCAGTTTCATCAACAACGACGACACTACAGAATACACAGACGGCGAAATTGCTCCAGTCAAGACTAACTTGAGCAAGGTTGTGCGTCCCAAGACGGATGACTGAACATGAAAAAACATGTAATCGCCCACTATACCTGGAATCCTGAGTTCTCCAAGAGAGGGCTTCGCCACGATCTCTTAAACTACACTAACACTAAATTTTTATTGATAGGCCCAGAAGAATCTGTAGTCTATCGAGATGATGAATTTATAGATACTCCCATCATAAGAAAAACCATCAAGCACAGTATCAATCATTTGGGTAATGAGATACATGCTGTTTTCAACTTTGTGCCTGATACACCTCGGACAACTGAGCACGAAGATGAATATTTTGCTGATATGTTGCATGATTATATTACTGTGCATCCATACAACTCATTTTTTTTCACTTACAGCGTCAATGGGTTTATTAAACAGGCTCCTGAAGATCGCTACCCGCATGATACATCAGAATTTAATTATAACTTTTGCTGTCTGAACCGCAATCCCCACCCACATCGCAAGTACCTCATGGACTGTCTGGCCAAATACCGCTTGATTGAATACAATGTTGTGAGCTGGCTCGCTGATTGTGACCATGATGAGCCATATAACTTTCAATACTGGACACCCAGACAGATTATTTTACCTGAGACCCGTGGCTATAAAACACGGGAAGGCAGTGAGCCAGTCGCATACAAGCAATGTTTTTCCAATCTGGTTTCTGAGTCAACAATGGACAGAGTGTTTCTAACAGAAAAGGTGGGACGACCAATATTGGCTAAAAGGCCATTTCTGGTACAAGGCGGGGTGGGCTACCATGAAAATTTGAAAAATTTAGGCTTTGAGTTGTATGATGAACTGTACGACTATGCCTTTGACGCAGAGCCTGACTGGAAAACCAGAACAGAAATGGTTGTGAAGCAAATTCACAGCACACAGGGCGCAAACTATCAGGAACTCTACGCACAAGTACTGCCCAAGTTGGAACACAATCTGGCGCGTTGGATACACTTTGTGGTTCATGACAGACCGGTTCCTGATATAGTATCAGAGCACCCAGAATTTTTTCAGAATTATGTTCTACGTGATCAAGATGCAGTCAATTGTCTTATCCATCACGATTATTTTAAAAAGTATGTATAATTTCAGGAGCAAGTAATAATGTTTAAGAAATGTTTTGAATCGCCACTATTTAGAACTCTGTTTGCCAGAAAAGGCACCAAGATGGATTTAGACAGACTCAGAGATCAATTGATATCAGATGAGGGTGTTGTATACGCTGTGTACCTGGACCACTTGGGTTATCCCACCATGGGCGTGGGGCATCTAATCACCCCAGATGATCCTGAGCATGGCTGGCCTGTCGGTACCGAAGTTTCATACCAGCGTGTTTGGAATGCCTTTGAGCAAGATGTACATTTCAAGATTGATGAATCCAGAAGGTTGTACTCAAACTTTGACACCTGGCCCGGCGAGGTTCAAGAAATCATGGTGAACATGATGTTCAACATGGGGCGCAGTAGATTATCTGGATTCAAACGCATGCATGCGGCGTTGGAGAAAAATGACTGGCGGGAGGCTGCACGTGAAGGCAGAGACAGCCGTTGGTATCGCCAGGTCACCAATCGTGCTGAACGCCTGATGACTCGCTTGGAAAACGTGGGATAAATACAAGCATGAATAACATGGACTATTGGTATGATGGCCAAATACGTCGCTATCTAATACAGCTAGTCAGAGTGTTCAGTCACTTTGAGATTGCTGAGAACACCAGCGACGGAGTGAAGTTTAATCGTGTGCCCTGCAAATACGCAAGCTCAAGCAGACAGGTGGCACAGATACTCAAGGGTAACAGTGAGAATGTACTTAACAGTGCACCACAGATTACTGTGGCACTTGAAGGCATATCTATAGCAAGAGATCGCACCCAAGATCCCTTTAATGTGGACACCCGGCAGGTTGCTGAGCGTGAGTGGGATGGCGCAAATGGTCGCTACACCAGCGAGCAAGGTAACCTGTATACCACTCAGCGTTACATGCCAGTACCATACGACTTAACCATTCAAGTTGACATCTGGACCACCAACACAGATGCTAAACTGCAAATTCTCGAGCAGTTGTTTGTGTTGTTTAACCCTGCGATTGAGTTGCAAAGCAATGATAACCCACTGGACTGGAGCAACGTGTTTACGCTTGAACTAGACACCATTAACTGGAGTAGCCGCAGTGTGCCAGCTGGCACCGAGGACACATTGGACATTGCTACCATGACATTTACAGTGCCCATATGGATATCTCCACCAGCAAAGGTCACACGCCAAAAGATTATTCAGAAAATTGTTGCTGACATTTACACATTGGACCAGTCATCTGAGCTACCCTCACTTGATGGCTACACTGACTTCTTTGCAAACATTCCAGAAGATTCACGATTCACCATCACACCAAACAATTACTGGCTTGAACTTGGTCCTGATACAGCCACGCTTACTACCAGCGGCGATGTGCCGCAAATATGGCAAGACTTGATTGAGATGCAAGGAGAGTTGGGAACCAGCAGTCGTCTGGAAGTAAACTTGTCAGACGATCAAGAAGATTTTAGCGCCATTGTAGTGGGTATTGTATCTGCGTCAGGTGATGATTCAGTGTTAAACTTTTCCCTGGATACTGATACTCTGCCAGGTAATACACTGGATGCTGTTGACAGAATTATCGACCCCATAGCATCAACACCTGGGTTTGGCATACCTGCTGAAGCAGTAGGACAACGATATCTGCTCATCAACGGGTTTCCACCAGGAAGTAACACAGCAAATGCTTGGGGTCTTCCAAGTGCTGTGGAAAACACCATATTAGAATACCAACCCACCGGCTGGGTAGTCAGTTTTGATCCTGATCAAGCATCATCGCCGGAATATATTACAAACAATGCAACGAACGAACAATTTCGCTGGACAGGTGAAGAGTGGATAAGTAGCTGGCAAGGGACATATAATCCTGGATACTGGCGACTTATTCTATGATAATCAAAGCAGCGGGCATACTATTTTTAGCTAAAGACACTGGGCGGTGTTTGTTACAATTGCGCAATGCCGACAAACGACATCGGCACACTTGGGGATTCTTTGGTGGCACACTGGAAAACGATGAGACTCCGTTTGAAGCTATTCAGAGAGAGTTAAAAGAAGAGATTGGCTTCGTTCCTGAGCTTGAAAAACTCAACCCCATAGACATCTACCAAAGTCGTGATAAAAACTTCTTCTACTACAGCTTTGTGGCTGTTGTGGAGCATGAGTTTCACCCCACTCTCAATGACGAAAGTGCAGGATATGCCTGGGTCAACATAGGCACGTGGCCACAACCCTTGCACCAAGGCGCAAAGGTCACTTTGCAAAAAAACAAAGGCACAGAAAAGCTTCACACTATTCTGGATATAAATAGACGGTCTAAGGCTGGGAGTGTGTGTGACTAAGGTTGTTGATTTCAAATGTATCAAGGTACAGAATGAAATTGACTGGTTTGTGAGAACCAGTCTTGTACCCGTGAGTTTGCAGTCTGGTGAAATTAGCATTCGAGATGTAGAGCAATGCTTGGATACCATGGACCTGCCATTCAAAAAAAGTGGTGTGAAACTTATCAATGCTTTTGTAAAAACTAATGCCGTTACTGGTTTACACGCTGCCGCTATTCGTGAATACGATTCACTATATAACAATCTTAAATCCAAAAACAGAAGATTCAAATTTTCACAGGTGCTAGATAATTACCGCATGACCATAAACCCCCTTACTGCATTCTATTATGAGTGTCGTGAGATGCGGAGGGTATGGGACCCATCTAACGGGTATCATTCTTGGCTATTACGAACTGCACAGGATCATGAGTTTTACAGTTGCATTGTAAAAGCATTGGATCATGATCTCGAGGCTTTAACCAGATACACCAATCGCTATTATTGGTTGCTTCTTTACATGAAGAAAGAAATGCCTATAGAAGTTTATCATGCCAAGCAATTCATGGAAGACTTGAATGATTATCGTGAATTCTTCACAGAGCTACGTGAGTGGACCCCGCCTACCACTTGACTGTGGGGAACAACATGGTCTCCATGAACTCACGAGCACGTTGCTCACCTACATGGCTCTTGAGCATGCGGAATGTTTGCGGGTTGCGTCGTTGCCCGTCTATGTAACGCTGTTGGCCAGCTGCGTTATCGCCTGTAGGTATGCCAGGAAGCTCATACTCCAAGTAATAGTTTAACACATACACGCCCATCATGAGATCACGTAAATCAGGCTTGCAGCACACAAACTCATCACTGAAAAAGTCTCCCCACTCTGGGATCGGTCTCGGTTCACCCACTCTGGGCAGTGTGGGTGGTGGAGTATCATCCACTGGTGTGACATCCAAGAACATGCCCGTGAGATTACCATTGATCTCTATGGCGTCAAAACCGAATATGGGTGCGTTTGTATGAGTGTGTGGCATTATCACACAATGTATCACGCTAACTTTTTCAGTCCAGTAGTTTTCCAGATGAGCTCTGGCAAATTTGTCACTTTGCCACACATAGTTTTCCCACCCATAGTCAGGCACACCAATTTGTGTGCCGTGATTTTCCAGCAAGTCGTAAAGCTGATTACTGACTTGTCTGAGTGACTCGGAATATTTCATCGTATAAGTCCATGCTCAACTTGAATCCCAAGTTGGCTTCATCTGCTAATTCTTCTTCCCTGCCAGCCAGTTCAGCTCGCATGTAGTCCACTAGCTCTTTACGAGACTCAAAGTCCATGTGTGATTTGTTTTCGTAAGGCACCATCTTCTTGAGCATTTGTCCACCAAACAGTTCACCCATGTAATGCACATACAAGTGACCCCAGATAGCTGCATCATCAAGAGACTGCAAATGTTCCAGGTACTTGTGTGTAGCACCCAGCAACACTCTGGGCAGTTTGTTACAGTCTTCAAACAGGCGTTCCTCACGACGCAAATTCTCAGGAAGTTCTATTCTGCTCTCAATGTACTTGTACAGGTGATACTTTTGATGCAGTAGCAAAGTCCACTGCTTTTCCGTAATGCTGCCGTCAAAGATGCTCTTGTTAAGAGGCAGTTCCTCGATTGCATCATGTGATGCTTGCGTTAGCTCGCGTAAGGTAGCCATTATTTCTCCACGTCGAAAAAGAACATATGCCAGAGTCGACAGTTAAATTTGTCTGAACCAAAATAGTCACTTGCGCTGTGCAAGCATCCACCATCAAATAACACCAGGCGGTTAAAGATATTACCAAAGCTATCCACTTGATCATATCGAGTGCGATCACTAAATGTATCACCAGGAAATACTTCCCAGCCCTGGCCACTTTCCCAGTCAACCTGGCTGTTGTGCCACACACGGTGCTTCTTGTGCATCCAAGTGCTTGTTCCACAGCTTGGTGGTGCATCAGGGGTGAGATAGATCATGCCAGCCCACATCTGCTCGTCACAATGATATACCAAACGCTCGCCAGCCACGTTATGCTGGAAGCGGGAGTTCATTCCATAAGTTTCATTCCAGCCAGTTACTTCTTTACCAATGAGCTCACTAAAAGCTTCCTTGACACCAGGTATGTCGTGCTGTGTGCGAGTGCGCTTGCCAATGTATCCTGGATCATCATAAAAGTCTTGTTGCAGTGCGTAGTCACGCACAGCATAAGGATCTTTGTAGAAGTTGTCCACAACAATAGCACGTTTAGACTTTTGAAAATCTGGATTTACTCTTAATATTCCGTCCATGTTAAAATCCTAGGTGTTTGCTTCTGACAAAGTTTAGGTCCCACGTTGAATAGTCAATGGGTATGTCTGCCTTGCCATACGGATGTTGTACTGGCTGGCACACTCTCCAATCAGGACCCCATTTTTGTGTCATGTACTCGATGTTTATCTGATTGATTGCATCCAGTTTGCCAGTGAGAGCAGGATCTGACTTCTTGGTTTGACTACCAGCATTTTCATTGTAGTAGTCACTTGCTTTAGCAAAACCGTGCCAGTAGTCGTTTTCAGTACCCACCATTTTCACAATGGGGCGATGGATCATGCGCATGATGTAATCAGCATCTTCGTTATATGCCGGGTAGGTGTTTTCATCAAACAGACCAAACTCTTGCACAATGATATCGCGTATCATGAACAAGTCCCAAGCGCCAATGTTAAAGTCGCCTTCGTTAGGATGGATCATGCCCAGTTGTGGGTATTCTTCCATGAGATCATGCATTTCTTTCAGCAACCCTGGTCCAAACGCCACGTCATCGTTTGTGATCAACCAGTAAGGCGCGTTCATGTAACACTTGATGATCAAGTTCCATGCGCCACCACAACCAATGTTAGCTGGCATGTGTGTTACGGTCACCTTCTTGACATACTCGTGTTTGATGCTCTTGAGTGCATCCAGATCCGCATCAATAATACCACGCCCGTTGTTGTTGATAATCACAAACTCATCAACTGGATAATCCACACTCATTAGCAGTCGTGACACCCAATACGGGTTGTTGACAACCGCTGTGCCAATTACAGGGATACTCTTGCGAGGTTCTGCCTGCACTACTTCCTGTTCAGGAACATTTACTTCTTGGTCCACCTTATTCTCTCCCCATCATGTATGATTCGGCACTCTTGGTGTCATCGTGCTTTTGCATTAGTTGTTCAATCGTTTCTGCGCTCACCAGATCAGGATGTACATACCAGTCCTCATAGGGGCGTGGTGAATCGTCTGGTGAAATGTTACCTGCTACCAACACATAACCATATGACTCCAGATACTTGCGGCTCTTGGCGCGATAAGAATCGTCTGGATCAGTATAATGATCATGCTCGTATGTGATTGTGGCGAACTTGAATTCCTCGAAAGGAATGTTTAGCAGTATCTTGTATGTGGTTGCTGCTGGCTCACAGTCAAGTTGCAAGTAGTCAAATTCTCGCTCACCATCAAAGATGCTGTCCAAGAAAGCAGTGTAGTTAACTCCAGTTGCATCACGGATAACGCAAGGATTGGCTCGTTGTGCGTTAAAGTTGTTTGCTAATCCTTCGTCAAGTTCCAGGCTGATGCCTTTCCAAGCATACTCACGCTCTAACAGCACAGTGTTGTTTCCGTACTCTGCGTTACCTGCTCCCACTTCCACATACTTGCCTTCGCGCTTGCCGCCAGTTGCTGCCAACACAAACATATCCTGGTAGCTCTCGCTGAAGTTGCGGCGTATTAGTTTGGAGTTGTCAAACTTCACACGCAAGTCTTTATGCATGTTCTGCTGATAGCTCTGAATCTCTTTGGTGCAAAATGCGTTAAGCTGGATCAAGTTGGTTTTTACCAATTGCTTGAGGTTGGAATCCAACTCTGGCTGTGCCCAAAGTGCCAGGAACAGTTTACGAGATTCATCACACATACCACACCACCATGCTGCGGCGGCATGCTGTACGGCGATGCTATCTCTTCCGGGATAGTCCACATCAGTTCGCAAAAGCTCAAGCTCTCCAGCAGCAAAGCTATCAGCAGCACGTAGACCCAAGGTGGCCCATGTGTAGCTGTCAAACCAGTTACCGTCACCACCTTCGTTACTGGTGATCTTGCCCAGCATGTAATATGCTTCAGGACGTTCTGGGCGCAATGCTATTGCATGTTGCAGCATGCCTTTAACGCTAAACTTGCGAATGCCTTGTGCGTCAAAACACATGGCTGCGCGGATCATGCACTCGTACTGCCACAATGTGTCGTCCTCAATGCGCTCTACTGTGCGAATGTAAAAGCCCACTGCTGGCGCATGTTGGCCATTCTCATGATACCACAATGCCAACTTCCAGTTTAGTTCTGGGTCTGCAGGTGTTTGAATGTAAGCCTGTAGCAGGCCGTCAAACTCTTCCAGGTCAAATTGTTCTAGTTCGTCTGCTATATTAAGATATTGATTCATCGATATAATCCATTAGTGTGTTTTGGGCCACTCTCATCACAAATGCAGCGTTATCCTGGAAGCCAAATGTCAACAAAACGTCGTCACCCTGCATGCACATTCCCACGCTGAACTCCACATCTCCATCCAGGATGCTGAAGTCTGGTGTGTACTTGACCAGGTTCCAGTCATTGTCCCAGATCAAGAAGCGGTGTCGGTAAATGGCATCTTTGCGACCCACTTCACTGTGGAACAAAGCAACTTCGTGTGTCATGGTGATACGATGGTTTTCATCCAAGCGTATTACTTGTGAGCCGCCGCGCTGATCGTTGGGCAAATAAATGGGCTTGCCCAGGAACACAGTTTCGCTTGTCTTTTCAACTGGGTCTACTTTGACAATCTCTACTGGGTTACACCATTTGACAAAACAGTAAGGCATGTCATCAATAGGCATCCAGTTCTTTTCGCAAAAGCTGTCAGGGTCGTTTGGTGGTGGGATGCGGAAGCGGCTTACTTCCTTGATCACTGCACCATCTTCCACAATCTCACAAAGCTCCATGCGGCCTTCGCCGTTTGGCTTGAGATCACGTCGCACACCTGTGGTGTACAGTTTGCCATCGCCCCAGTCAATCAATCTGGCATCTTCCAATCCCACAAAATCCCACTTCTCCTGCTCAGGGAAGTTAGTGGTATCAATCTTGTGTAGTTTGGTGATGTTTAGATCGTCGTCCAGTTCGCCATACCAGTTCCAGGTACGCAAATGCATATCGTTCTCTGGGTGCAAATATGTTAATGGACCGAAAGGATGCTGAAACAGTTTCTTTTCTGAATGATAGAAGGTGTAGTTCACCTGCCGTATGTTAATCAGTATCTTGCCGTTGCGATTGTAGATACTGGGATTCATCAGGCCTGTACCGCCCGTGTGTTTGCCTGGGATTAGCAAGGGCTTGATTACTGCTCCTCGATCCACCGCGTACTTCGCAAAGTTTTCCATGTGTGTGTCGCCAATATGTTGTGTTTGTGTACTACTATATATCTAGACTGGCAGAGCCAGTCTGAATATTTTAGGTTACATCAGGGTGACTATGACTTCAATAACGGTGGACCCCGCAACGTCTGTAGATTCAATTGCCTTGCCCAGAATACGTCCTGGTGCAGCAAAGTTATTGACCGCAGCGTGACCAGCAATACCTGAACTCACCAATATATCGCCCTGAGTTACTGGCCCGATTACTTTGCATGGTACGCGGCCTGCTAGTGCCAAGTATGGGTGCGTTTCATCATCACCAGCCTTCTTGTTCATCATGAACGCAGGTTCTGTGGATATAACCCCAGCAAGTCTATGGTCGTTTGCGATGGTACTCTGGGTTATTTCGGCATTGCCCCCAAATACCACCACTGTGCCTTTTTCAACTGGTGCATCAATTTCATAACGCTCCGCCAAGTCAGCAAAGGTTGCTGTTGTGGCTTCACCATCAAACAGATTGGCATGCACAGTGTCCCAGTTAAGCGTGGCTGATCCAATATCTTGAGTATTATTTGCAGCTGGTAACAAGTCACCACCAGCATTGACTCTCAATAGACTGGTTGACTCAAGCGTGGTTCCGTTATAACGCAACGTCTGAGTATCTGTTCCGCCCGGGTTGGGCCCTTCGACACCCTGAATACCTTGACGTCCTTGAGTGCCTTGTGTACCAGTTGTGCCTTGTGTACCAGTTGTACCTTGTGTACCAGTTGTACCTTGACTACCAGTTGTTCCCTGAATACCTTGTACGCCTTGCTGGCCAGTTGTGCCTTGGCGACCTTGGGTTCCTTGACTACCAGTCGTACCCTGTCGTCCTTGTGTGCCCTGGCTGCCAGTTGTACCTTGACTACCAGTTGTTCCCTGGATACCTTGTACGCCTTGTGTACCGGTTGTACCTTGGCGACCTTGGGTTCCTTGACTACCAGTCGTACCCTGTCGTCCTTGTGTTCCCTGGCTGCCAGTTGTGCCCTGTTGTCCAGTTGTGCCCTGGATGCCCTGAACACCTTGTTGTCCAGTTGTACCTTGGCTACCAGTTGTGCCTTGTCGTCCCTGTGTACCTTGTGTGCCTTGTGTACCAGTTGTGCCCTGGATGCCCTGAACACCTTGTTGTCCAGTTGTACCTTGTTGTCCAGTTGTACCTTGTTGTCCAGTCGTACCTTGTTGTCCAGTCGTACCTTGAATACCTTGAACACCTTGTAGACCTTGTTGACCGAATGTTCCCTGAGTACCTTGTGTACCAGTTGTACCTTGTTGTCCAGTTGTGCCTTGTTGTCCAGTCGTACCTTGTGTACCTTGCTGTCCAGTTGTACCTTGTTGTCCAGTCGCTCCCTGGATACCTTGAACACCCTGTTGTCCAGTCGTGCCTTGCTGTCCAGTTGTACCTTGTTGTCCTGTTGTACCTTGTGTACCTTGTTGGCCAGTTGTACCTTGTTGGCCAGTTGTACCTTGTGTACCTTGTTGACCAGTTGTACCTTGTTGGCCAGTTGTACCCTGGATGCCTTGTACACCCTGTAGTCCACCACCACCGTTAAATCCGCTGATGCCCTGGATACCTTGCGTTCCCTGTGTGCCTTGGCTTGCTTGTGTTCCTTGCAGACCTTGAGTACCCAAAATACCTTGCAGGCCCTGTCCACCAAATATACCTTGGATACCTTGAGTACCTTGAGTACCTTGAGTACCTTGTTGACCGGTGTTGCCTTGGGTTCCTTGGGTTCCTTGCTGGCCAGTAGTGCCTTGGAGTCCTTGAATACCTTGTGAACCCAAAGTACCATCAATACCCTGAACGCCTTGAACTCCTTGTTGGCCAGTTGTTCCTTGCGCGCCTTGTAGACCCTGGGTTCCTTGGGTTCCTTGTTGACCGGTGTTGCCTTGGGTTCCTTGGGTTCCTTGCTGGCCAGTAGTGCCTTGGAGTCCTTGAATACCTTGTGAACCCAATGTACCATCAATACCCTGAACGCCTTGAACGCCCTGTGTACCTTGTGTACCTTGGGTTCCTTGTGTGCCTTGCGTTCCCTGTGTGCCTTGCGTTCCTTGCTGCCCAGTTGTGCCTTGCGTTCCTTGGAGTCCTTGGATACCTTGTGAACCCAAAGTACCATCAATACCCTGAACGCCTTGTTGGCCTGTTGTTCCTTGTGACGCTTGGGTGCCTTGAAGGCCTTGGATACCTTGAACACCTTGTATACCATCAGTACCTTGTGTTCCCGATATTCCCTGGATACCTGGATCGCCTTCTGTTCCCTGGGTTCCTTGTGCACCCTGGGTTCCATCAAGACCGATTGTTCCCTGGCTGCCTATAATACCCTGGCGGCCTTGTGTTCCTTGTTGTCCGAACGTGCCCTGAGTACCGGTTTGCCCTTGGATACCTTGACTAGCCTGCGTTCCTTGTAGTCCCTGTGTTCCCTGAATGCCTTGAACACCTTGTGTTCCCTGAGTTCCTTGACGACCTTGTAGGCCTTGTGTGCCCTGGATGCCCTGAGTACCTTGACGACCTTGAGTACCTTGAGTACCTTGCTGGCCCAGAGTACCCTGACTACCAGTTGTGCCTTGTGTACCAGTCTCGCCTTGTATTCCCTGAGTGCCCTGGGTACCTTGTGTGCCCTGCTGGCCCAGAGTACCCTGGCTACCAGTTGTGCCTTGAGGACCAGTATCACCTTGAATGCCTTGCTGGCCCTGGATACCTTGTTGACCCTGGGTTCCTTGAGTGCCTTGAGTACCTTGTTGGCCAGTTGTGCCTTGTAGTCCCTGGAAACCAGTAGAACCCTGAAGTCCTTGTTGACCAGTTGTGCCTTGTCGTCCTTGAGCTCCTTGTGTACCTTGTTGTCCGAATGTACCTTGTGTTCCCTGAATACCTTGCGTACCTTGTGTACCCTGGCGTCCTTGTGTGCCTTGTGCACCAGTGTCGCCCTGAATACCTTGTGTACCAGTATTTCCCTGAAGTCCTTGAGTGCCTTGTGTTCCTTGCAGGCCCTGTGTGCCTTGTTGGCCTGTTGTACCCTGACGACCTTGACTTCCCTGAGTGCCTTGTAATCCCTGAGTGCCTTGTAATCCCTGAGTACCTTGCAGACCTTGGATGCCCTGTCGTCCTTGGCGTCCTTGCAGGCCCTGTGTGCCTTGCAGACCTTGACGACCCTGTGATCCCTGGGTGCCTTGTGTGCCCTGCTGGCCCTGTGATCCTTGTAGTCCTTGTGTTCCTTGCAGTCCTTGAGTACCTTGTGTTCCCTGAGTACCTTGAGTACCTTGCTGTCCAGTTGTACCCTGACGACCTTGAGTGCCTTGTGTTCCCTGCAAGCCTTGTGTACCAGTATCTCCTTGGATACCTTGTTGCCCTTGAGTGCCTTGCAGGCCTTGTGTGCCCTGGCTTCCTTGTGTACCAGTCTCACCTTGGATTCCCTGAGTACCTTGTGTTCCCTGAGTACCTTGTGTACCTTGGAGTCCTTGCTGACCCTGCAGACCTTGTTGACCAAATGTTCCCTGAGTACCTTGAGTACCTTGTTGTCCAGTTGTTCCCTGTCGTCCTTGGCTGCCCTGAGTACCTTGGATACCCTGTGCTGCCTGTGTTCCCTGACGTCCTTGTGTGCCTTGGGTACCTTGAATTCCTTGTGTACCTTGTAGACCTTGTTGACCAAATGTTCCCTGAGTACCTTGAGTACCTTGTTGTCCTGTTGTTCCCTGTCGTCCTTGGCTGCCTTGAATACCGGTATCGCCCTGTATGCCCTGGGTGCCTTGCAGACCCTGGGTACCTTGTTGTCCGTTTGTTCCTTGAGTACCAGTGTTACCCTGGGTTCCTTGAGTACCTTGTGTCCCCTGGCTTCCTTGTAGACCTTGCGTTCCTTGTATGCCCTGGATGCCTTGCACACCTTGAGTGCCCTGGATGCCTTGAATGCCCTGGGTACCTTGTGTACCTTGACGACCCTGTGTACCTTGCTGGCCTTGTATTCCTTGTGACGCTTGAGTTCCTTGAAGTCCTTGTGTTCCTTGGATACCCTGCAGGCCTTGTATTCCCTGGTTTCCTTGTGTGCCTTGGCTACCGGTTGTACCTTGGCGTCCTTGGCTACCCTGGATGCCTTGGTTACCTTGTATGCCCACAGAGCCTTGAGTACCAACTGTTCCTTGTCGTCCTTGTGTGCCTTGGGTTCCTTGTGTACCTTGAGTGCCTTGTAGTCCTTGGATACCCTGAATGCCCTGGGTTCCTTGTGGGCCTTGGAGACCCTGCTGTCCTTGTACGCCTTGCTGACCTTGAATGCCTTGAGTGCCTTGTGGGCCCTGAGGACCAATCAGACCCTGCACACCCTGTCCGCCGCCACCCTGGATTCCCTGGATACCTTGAATACCCTGGTTACCCACGTAGGTGTTATTTAGAAAGTCACTTAAATTAGACATACATTATAATTCTCTATTTCCTCTATTTATCCTTTAGAAACTACGCGGCGGTATAGTTAATGCGGCACCGTAATGCATTAAATGTATCGACTCTGTTGAGTTCCACGTTGGGGTTTACTATGCGCAATTCAACTCCAAAAGCGGGTATACGCACATCATACGGTGTAGGGGTGAGACCCCACAGTTCAAACAACCCACCGCGTGTTGCCACACTCAAAAGATCATTTGCTGGAAACGGACTGCTTACTGTTCCAGCGTGTATCCAAACTGACAGTGTGTCATCACCTATTGGGTCGAGTATCTCTACTTCGATTCCGTCTACACTTACAGCGTCTACAGGAACACCGCCCGCAGTGTCAAATCCAAAACCAGTCCAACGACGTCGGTCTGTTGCGCCACCAAACTTTACCAAGGTTCCAGTTGATACCAGATTGATATCATCTGCATAGGCGTTTTCAGGGTTAACCCATCGTGTTTCGCCGTTGGCAAAATACATTTCACTAGCCGTAGGGTATTTCCAATCAGTCCATGTCATCCGTAAAGTGCCGTCCAGTCTCGTTGTTGGCTTGCTTCTGCGTATCCTTCTAAAGGAAAGGAAAACAAGAAGCCAGGTATATAGTTTGCATCCACTGTGGTCTGAACTCCTGCTGGCAGGGTGTTACCAAACAAGTACTTACACATGGTTGCCGTGCGCGAATTTTCCGCGCAAATGTTCAAAATTTCCATTTGTACATCTGCGTTGCATCTGATGTACAATTCATGATGTGCGATTGCCCAACTAAATGTGGCTGCCATTCTGGGGAATGGCTCCCGTAGTTCCAAACATTCGCTAACGATAATAGTGTTGCTGGGCACATCGGCATTGTCCATCATGACTTCACACACAGTGAGCCAGTGGCAAGGAGGAGCAATATTGGATATAAGTCCTTCAGCGTTGGCTGTCTGATATAAATCCATCATGACATTCCATGCGCCATCATCCATGCCCCACTTGTGTCCTGGAGTATAGCCGGTATCATATGACAAGTACTCAGCCTTGTGATCCAAGTTCATGGCTTCACCGGCTATCTCATACCAATTTAAACTTATGTTAGCCATTATACGGAAGTGTCTACCCAAATGTCGCCAACCGATGGCCCTGGTGGCGGTGTTGAGCTCACTGTTACCAGACTGTTAAGTCCATCAGTACCTTGGATACCCTGGATGCCTTGTATGCTGACCCCTTGAAGTCCTTGGTTACCAAATATACCTTGCAGGCCGGTGCTTCCCTGGATGCCTTGCACGTTAGCGTCTGTGCCTTGTGTACCGGTGATTCCTTGGATACCTTGGCGTCCTTGTGTACCCTGTATGCCTTGTTGACCGAAAGTACCTTGTAGTCCGTCATTACCACCTGTTCCCTGGGTACCTTGTCGTCCCTGAATACCCTGTTGCCCAAGTAATCCTTGTGTGCCTTGCGTACCAGTTTGACCTTGTGTACCGGTTGTGCCCTGACTACCAGTTGTGCCTTGAAGTCCTTGCACGCCTTGGGAACCAGTTGTACCTTGACGCCCTTGCGTTCCTTGTGAACCCACTGCGCCTTGAACACCGTCCTCACCAGCAGTACCCTGAATACCCAGTACACCTTGTAGACCGCGTGAGCCTTGTGCACCTTGTGATCCAGCGATACCACTAGTACCTTGTGATCCAGTATTACCAGTTGTGCCTTGGAGTCCTTGTGAACCTTGTGTACCAGTTGTGCCTTGTGTACCGTTTGTACCGCCCGTGCCTTGCAGGCCCTGTTGTCCAGTAGTGCCTTGACGTCCTTGTGTTCCTTGGCTGCCCTGTGTGCCAGTTGTACCCTGTGATCCATCATTACCAGCAGTACCTTGAGAGCCTGTTGCACCCAAGATACCCTGTGTGCCTTGAATACCTTGTTGTCCGAACGTGCCTTGTGTTCCTTGACGGCCTTGTGTTCCTTGCAGTCCATTAGCGCCCTGGACGCCAAATGTTCCTTGGATGCCTTGACTACCAGTCTGGCCCTGAGCGCCTTGCAAACCCTGATTACCCTGTAGTCCAGTAGTTCCCTGAATACCTTGAGAACCCTGTGTGCCAGTTGTACCTTGTAATCCATCGTTACCAGCAGTACCTTGCGACCCAAGCGTTCCTTGAATACCCTGAGTGCCCTGGATACCTTGTGTACCAGTTGTTCCTTGTGTACCCTGGCGGCCTTGTGTTCCCTGGAGTCCTTGTAATCCCTGGGCACCTTGTATACCATCAGTTCCTTGTAGGCCCTGAATTCCCTGGCGGCCTTGTGTTCCCTGGGTACCTTGGGTTCCTTGTTGGCCGTCAGTACCCTGCGCACCAATAGTACCAGTTTGTCCTTGTGAACCCGTTGTTCCCTGAGTACCCTGACTACCAATTATTCCCTGTGTACCTTGAATGCCTTGCTGGCCCGTTGTTCCCTGGCGTCCTTGTGTGCCTTGGATACCTTGTGTACCTTGCTGTCCAAACGTTCCTTGCGTACCAGTGCTACCTTGAGTACCCTGGTTACCAGTTGTGCCTTGCGAGCCAGTAGTTCCTTGGATACCCTGGGTGCCTTGGATGCCTTGTGTTCCTTGACGTCCTTGCGTACCCTGGTTACCAGTTGTGCCTTGTGTACCTTGTGTACCTTGCAGGCCCTGAATTCCTTGAGTACCTTGGGTGCCTTGGATACCCTGGAGTCCTTGTGTGCCTTGGCTTCCTTGTAAGCCGTCTGTACCTTGTGTACCAGTGTTGCCTTGGGTGCCTTGAGTACCTTGACGTCCTTGTGCACCCTGGCTGCCTTGTATGCCCTGCACACCTTGTTGACCAAATGTACCTTGAGTTCCTTGGGTACCCTGACTACCAGTTGTTCCTTGGCGTCCCTGGGTTCCTTGTATTCCTTGCTGACCAAAGTTACCCTGAATGCCTTGTGATCCAGTTGTGCCCTGTCGTCCTTGGCTTCCTTGGGTGCCTTGTGTTCCTTGCGTACCCTGTGTGCCTTGCTGGCCCTGAAGACCTTGCTGGCCTTGGATACCCTGGATACCCTGAGTACCTTGAGTTCCTTGGGTACCTTGAGTACCTTGAGTACCTTGAGTTCCTTGTATGCCCTGGGTGCCTTGAGTGCCTTGTTGGCCTTGTATGCCTTGGATACCTTGTCCAGTTATACCCTGAATACCCTGTTGGCCAAAGTTACCTTGAACACCTTGTATACCAGCACCATCTGCGCCTTGTATTCCTTGCAATCCTAGACGACCAACGTTAGCCGTAACCTGCCAGGTGCTACCATCCCATACAAAACGCACCTCAGTATCCTGTACATCAAGTACAAGCTCATGTGTTTGGCTTTCAATTGTATTGCCGTTAGGCGAGACGTTGACACTGACATTACTAAAATCGTCACCATCATAAATCCATATTGCATCACCAATTACTGGAGCGGATGGCAAATCAATCGTAAAAGGTGTACCCTCAGGATCAGCAATAATAGCATCTTGTGGGTTAGCAGTGTATGCACTTGTTATGCGGATATAACGGAATGTAATACCTTGCAGACCTTGTATGCCCTGGATACCTTGCAGACCCTGTGTTCCTTGAACGCCTTGCAGACCTTGTATGCCCTGGATACCTTGAGATCCACCAATTCCTTGTGCCCCGGTTATTCCTTGCTGTCCGGTTATTCCTTGAGTTCCTTGGATACCCTGAACACCTTGTGTTCCTTGAACGCCTTGAATACCTTGAACGCCTTGAGTACCCTGGATGCCTTGAACACCTTGAATGCCTTGAGTACCCTGGATGCCTTGAACACCTTGAACGCCTTGCTGTCCAGTTATACCCTGGATGCCTTGCAGGCCCTGTGTGCCTTGAATTCCCTGTACACCCTGGTTGCCTTGAGTTCCTTGGACACCCTGGATTCCCTGAATGCCTTGAGTTCCCTGTACGCCTTGAATGCCTTGAACGCCTTGTATTCCCTGTACGCCCTGCGTTCCTTGAACGCCTTGTATTCCCTGTACGCCCTGCGCTCCTTGAACGCCTTGTATTCCCTGTACGCCCTGCGTTCCTTGAACGCCTTGAATGCCTTGAACGCCTTGCGTGCCTTGAACGCCTTGCGTTCCTTGAACGCCTTGCGTTCCTTGAACGCCTTGAATGCCTTGAACGCCTTGCGTTCCTTGAACGCCTTGAACACCTTGAACGCCTTGTGTGCCCTGTGTTCCTTGCAGACCCTGTGTTCCTTGCAATCCCTGGGTGCCCTGTGTTCCTTGCAATCCCTGGATACCTTGGGTACCTTGAGTTCCTTGAACACCTTGAATTCCTTGAGTGCCCTGGATACCCTGTGTACCTTGAACACCTTGAATTCCTTGGATGCCTTGCGTTCCTTGAACACCTTGAATACCCTGGATGCCTTGCAGTCCCTGTGTTCCTTGAACACCTTGAATACCCTGGATGCCTTGGATACCTTGCGTTCCCTGCAAGCCCTGAGTTCCCTGGAGTCCTTGTATTCCTTGGATTCCTTGGATACCTTGTTGGCCCTGAATGCCTTGGATGCCTTGCAGGCCCTGTGTTCCTTGGATTCCCTGTACGCCTTGGATACCTTGTTGGC